CCTCGGCTTGCATAAGCCGAGCAATTAGTTCCACTTGCGTCAACTGACTGAGTAGTTCTACTTTAGAAGGTGCCATGTATTACTCCCTGACCGTATGCTGCTAACCTGTGGCGCTCAGTTGGCACTGTGCTGCGATGTGCTGACTTGCTCCCGGTTGCCGTTTCGGTCACTTTCCAGAAAAATTCGCGCCCGCCTACGGCGACGAGGAACTCTGCTGGGTAAGAAGTGAACTAGCCGAGAATACCGGCTTAGAGGAATCCTTGGGTCGCAGTTATAGATGGTGTACCCCTGGCAAGTTATTGAGAAATCAGGATTTATCCTATAAAATTTTAGCTGTTTCTGACTCATTTTAGGGCATTTATACTCGTTTAAGATCAATGACTTACGGGATTTACAGTGTACATTTTTATTCGAGGCGACTCCGGCGAGGCTCCTTTAGGTCATTCTGGCTAAATAACTGATTACAAAGGCCACCAGCACTTTTTAGGTGGGACCCTTTTGTGATTTTATAGAGTATTGATTCTATTGGGTTTAGGAATAGCAATAGCTAAGCTGTTCATTAGATAGGAGTTAACTAGCATTAGAGGTGGTTCGGGCAAAATCGGCCCTCACCTTTGTATTAATTCCACCCCATGGTCCTACCTCTACCCTATTACCTAGCAAATGGTTTGCTTACGTCGTAGACCGCGAGCCGGGCGGAGCCGTCAGGCGGGAGCCCCGGCAACTAGAACTAGGCTAGTACATACTGGCGTAGCCTTTCTCTCTTTCTTTGGTTACTTTCTTTCTCTCTTTAAACTATTCTAAAGGACTTACGGGTTTAAATGTGGTGTAGATAAAGGACTTACAGCAACTAGTTGATAATAAAGGACTTATTTAAGTTAAAAATACTTTGTGTTTACTCATTCTAAAGGAGTTAATTTGTTACTTTTCACCTGTTTGGATCGCAACTTTGTCGTCCCACAAAGCAACGACTTCGTTGCTGTCGTGCTACTCGCGCTTCCCGCTTATGCTTCAGCGCAGCGCAGGCTCCTTAGACGTAAAAAGCCATAGTTCTCTCTAAACTGGAGGGTTTAATGAGAAGGTACAGCAGGCAGTACAGACGCATCCCAGGACCTACTGAACGACTACTCAATGGAGTACTCTTTCTTGGAATGATTGGACTTGGTATAGCTTCTATAGTTCTATACACTATTCAGAATTTCTTTTAACTATGGCCCGATTGAACAAAGAGGAAGCCTGGAACCTTGAAGCCGCTGAGCTTATGGCTCGTAATGGGTACAGTCTGGTAGCTGCTGTGTCTGAGATGGGCTTGGATATAACCTCTGAGGAGCTAGAGAAGGTAGTTCGTAGGAAGAGTTTCAATAAGTTACTTTGGGCAGCTAGGCACCGGTACAGTAATCAGCTAGCTAATGACCCTGATTTTAAGAAAGACACTATCATTGGGAAGCTAATATCCCTGAGTCAGCAGCTAGAGGATCAGAAAGAATATGACAAGGCTGCGGAAGCTATTCTCAAAGCTGCTAAAGTTGCTGGATTCGTGGGACCCGAGTCAACCACGGTGAGTATATTTGGAGATTTGTCTCAGTCTGATCTAGATAAGATTCGGCTTAAGGTAGAGGGTGAAATAAGTGGCAAAACGGCCCGACCAAACTAAGGTAGATGCAGCCCTAGAAGAACTAGAGAGGCTTCAACCTTCGGAGCAACTAGAGGCTATTAAGCTCATTCAAGAGCGCCGGATCAAGAAGAACTACATTAAGTACTTTAAACCGTGGTCTGAGCAAGCTGAAGCGTTAAAGAAGTTTACTGAACACATTAAAGTATTAGGACTATTGGGGGGTAATAGAAGTGGTAAAACGATTCTTGGCGCGTTTATCTGCGTGGCTTGGTGTCTCGGAAAGAAGTACTTCGAGGGAGAGCCAGCTTGGGAATGGGTGCGCGATCTGCCAATACCAGAGGGTCCAGTCAATGTATGGGTTGTTGGGGTTGACTTTCCCACTCTCAGGGATGTCATTTGGCACGAAAAGCTCCGATTTGGAAAGTCTCATCCTGCATTCCTCCCTGACGATCCCGCCGTTATCAGCAATATTAGAGACGGCGATTTTCAGATATTCTTCAAAAACGGAACAATTCTTACAGGAAAGTCTGCTGAGGCTGGTAGGGAGAAGTTCCAAGGCGCTTCCGTTGACCTGATTTGGATTGATGAAGAGTGTGAGAAGGAAGTCTATGATGAGTGCTACCAAAGAACAATCGACTGTTCCGGTAAAATCCTCCTTACCCAAACCCCGCTTGTTGATATTAACTCGGGCGTTCGTGACCCGTGGGTATTTGACCTCTATGAAGATTGGCTTGCCGGGAACAAGAACGTAGATTTTAGTCAGCTCTCGATGCTCAATAGTCCTTTCATAGCCCAAAAGGACAAAGATGAAGCTTTAGCTAAGTGGGCAGGTGATCCTGAAGAGGGTGCTAGGTTATATGGGAAGTTTGTTAGACGTTCTGGACTGGTTTACCCCTTATGGAAGAACGCCAGTCATATTGTTAAACCCTTTGCTATCCCTCGGTACTGGAGTCGTATTGTTTCTATTGACCCTGCTGCCACTGGTGTCACTGCTGGTGTATGGCTTGCTGTCAATCCTGAAGGCGATTATTTTGCTTTTCGAGAATATTACGAGCGTGAACGAACGGTAATAGAGCACGCTAAGTCTTTGATGATGTTGGTAGCAGGGGAGCCAGTTGATTACTGGTTACTTGACCCAACATGGGGTGGACAACGGAATGCTGAGAACCACAAAAACGGAGCCCAGCTTTATAGAGAGGCTGGTATACCAGTCCGATTGCCGGATGTCGGAAGAGATTTTGGCCTCAATGTTTCAAGAGAGTACATCAATGCGACAGTCACTCCAGGTTCTAGGCACCCTAAATTCTTCTGCTTTGAAGGTCTACCGAACTTTGAACATGAAATAACTCATTATACCTGGGACACTTTCAGCAAGGGTGAGCAGAAGGGTCTCTCAAAAGAGAAGCCTCGTAAGAGAAATGACCACCTTATTAACGCTATGCAGTATGCAATGACCCTTAGATTAAAAGGTGCAAAGCGCCGAGCAATGGATCCTTTCACTGAATGGTTTGGAAATGATAAAGTAAGCGCAGCACAAAGAGCTAAGACTGTTTCGTACACTTAAATGACTCAACTTTAACACAGCAGTAACAGAGGGAGAAGGCAGTAACATGAAAAAGGCATTGCTTGCGTTGGTTCTCACCTCTTTGTCAGCTATTGCGTTAATGTTAGGTAGTCATAGTTTTAGGTCCTTTGAGAAGGAAGTCAATCGAGCAAGCGGTGCGATTTTTGTTGCTAGTAGGTTTCATTGCTCTGGAACCGAGATTGGTAAGACTCAGGACGGGAATGGGATTTTTCTCACTGCTCGGCACTGTGTAGCTAACCCCGACACGAATGAGATCAATAAGAATTTAATGGTTACCTTCGGGGACAATGAAGGTGGACCGTATTACGCAGCACGACCTCTGGCTCTCTCACTTTCAGATGATCTTGCCCTCTTAGAACTTAGGAATGGCGCAAGTATCCCTGAAGTCAAGATCAAAGATGAGCGAAGGTTGAAACAAGGGGAAGCTATCTTTAATATCTCCTATCCTCTTGGAACAGGTAAATTGAAGTTTCATGGAGAGTACTTGGGTTCTGTGTTTCCTCACTATCCAGAAGAGTTCATTTCTTTTCCTCAGTGGTTGCATTCAATGCCCATGAATCTTACTATCGCGCATGGTTCGAGTGGCAGTGGGGTGTTCAGCGAGAGGGAACGGGCTTTGATTGGTGTAGCCGTAGGAACCTTTTCCGAAGGTTCGTTTAACATTGCTATCCCAGCAGATCGGGTTATTGATTTCTTAAATGACCTTCAAGATAACACAGTTGAAAAGTTTCAGTATGCTTTTCCAGTTAAAGAAGCTGTTCTAGAGCTGTTCTAATGGATATTAAAAAGACGCCCATAGCCTACTTCGCTAGGCACGGGACCACAGTTGGCAACGCAAATGGAACTTTTAGGGGCGCAAAAGACTTCCCTCTTGATGAGCAAGGTAAGGAAGACGCCAAGAACTTGGGGAAGTGGTTCTCGAATAAGGAACTAAGCGCAGTTTACTCCTCTCCCCTTACTCGTACAAGAGACACAGCAGAGGCAGTTGCCATTCCTAAAGGGTTAAAAGTTCAACCTGTTGAAGGTTTTAGGTCTCTAAATGTTGGTTATCTAGCTGGGGAGAAGAAAACCGACCATGAACACGTAATGGATTACTTTGAAAAGAATCCAAATGAGCGTGTTCCAGCAGGGGAATCTATTAATGAGTTCAGAGCCCGGACTCAGCCCCCCATTAAAAAGATACTTGTTGAAGCGGCACATTCTGAGAAACCCATACTAGCTGTGGTTCACTCCAGTATCATACACGAATTGAATCACATTATCACTGGGGATCACAATCAGACGTTGGTGAAACCGGGTGGAGTAGTTGGGGTTTATCAACATCCTACTAAAGGTCTTGCGTTAAAAGCTTTGTTACGTCCTGAGATAGAAGAGGAGGCAAAGTATCATGGATGAGATAGAGTATCGCTGGACTGAGCTTTCAGATAGATGTGAATATCACAGATTCTATGCTCTCGAAGAATTCATAGGAAACGAGAGTACGAAAACTGACCTCATTTGCTTAGCTTGTACGCAATGTGGGTCTTTAATTATACACGCAGTACAGGCAAAATAAGGAAAAAGGAAAATAAAAAATGGCTATTACAGCACAAAACGTAACGTGGTATGGTCCTGCTCTTGCGCAGGGTCAGCTTCAAAGTCAGGGTGGTTTGTCTGGTTCTCAGACTCGGCAGTTGGTAGGTCTTGCTACCTTTACAGGAGACGGCGCTACTACGACTGCTACCCTTAACTGGATTGACGGTGTTCAGAAGCCGTTTCAGACGGTTCAGTTGCTTCCAGTTCTTTCAGTTACCGCTCCAGCTACTATTGGTGGCGTGGCTAACCAAGCAGTTTATTCCGGTGTCGGTGCGTACGGTCAGCTCGCTAAAGGACAGTCTATAACCTTTGCGGGCTTTACGAACGCGGGTAACAACGGTACTTTTACGATTAATGCTCTTACTACCTCTACGATTCAGGTTACTAACTCTGGATCAGTGGCAGAAACTAACCCAGCGGCTACCGTTGCGTTCAATATCGCAACAGGCGCTCAAGTTGCTGGCCCGTATGTGACCCGTGCAGTGGTGGGAGCAACGGGTGCAACTGATACAGCAGCAGCTACTCTTATCGTTATTGCAAATACCATTACACAAACTGGTTGTCTTATTACTTTCCAGCTCCCTAATGGCACTGCTACTGCTCCAGCTAACGGTGCAACTATTTCCCTACTTGTAATGCTCTATCCTAACCAGTAATCTCACCTAAAGGAGAATGAAAACTAATGTCACTCTTTAGAGATGAGAATCCGGCACTGGGTCCGACAACTCAGGTTAAGGAACTTAGTGGGTATGGCGCTGGAACTCCCGTTGTTAACTATTTCAAACCTGGAACGCGAGAAATTATTGATGTTCCTCTCCTAAGTGCGTCTACTACTCCAGCCAATTTTTGGGTCTATCAAGGACCCTTTTCTTCTCAGTTTGTAGGAGCACACGCTAATTTCACTGTTACCTCTACTTCAGGTACAGCGAACCTTGTAAAGATCACTGCTGATGGTATCGCTCCCTCTACTGCGGATAATGGAACCACTGTGCGAAACTTGCTAAGTGCTCCTATGTCTCTCAGTGGAACTGCGAATACCCGAGTTAACGGTTCTTTGAACTCTGCTGCGGCAGGTTCACCGTTGATTCTTAATCCCGGCGATCAGATTGCAATTCAACTAGGTGGGACCTTAACAGGTCTTGCAGGCTGTAACGTGCAGTTTGAACTAGCTCAGATTGGGTAAAGATTTAAAACGCTTCGAGCCTTGTGCGTAACAGGGCCAAATATTCTAATGATTAACTCAAGTCAAATCCGCATCTGTGATGTTTGTAGACTACTTGACTATGATGTAACGAAGAAGCTCTGTGGATACTGCGGGATGTGCGACGCATGGCTCTGCGAAGAAGATGTGTCTAAGTGGGGTCGTCGTCTCCTAGCGGCAGCTAAACGTAAGCTTGAACCTGGATACCAAGGTTTACCTAATTACGAAGAACTAGCCCAGGAGGGGCTTAAGCATGAATCACCAGCAAATTCTTGAGAATATGTTAAACTTCTCTCTTCAACAGCACACTATCAAAGATAAAGTCATTGAAGACTCACAGAAGCAGATTGCGGATTTGAATAAACAAATTGAAGAACTTAAGAAACAAGGGTAACTTTTAAGTGGCATTATTTAACGGCGAAAACGTATATCCTCTAGTTGCTCAGTTCATGCCCTTTAATCCTGGGCCTGCTTCCCCCCAAGGTGTGTCTGAGGGTGGGATGTGGTACGATTTTTCCTCTAAACAATACAAAGGTATTGTTAATGGGATCATTACCCCATTTGGGGCACTAGCTGGATTAAATGGAACCACGAATCCTCCAGGGGGCGCAGGTCAGTGTCTTCCAGGGCAAAACTTCACTAATACTACTACAGGGGCATTCTTTGACTGTGTAGGTACAACTTGGAATCTTGTAACAGGTGGTGGAGCATTAACAATCGCAAACTTAAATGGTTTGTTGATAAATGCTCTTGACTGTACGCAGCCCTCATTTGCTGGAGCTAATTTTGGCGCTACAATTAACAACTGTATAGCTGCCGCTCCTGCTCATTCTGTTATTACACTTGCGAATTTTAACGCAGCCAATCCTGGTACTATTTCTACCGCTGTTAACGTAAATAAAGCTATTATCGTGTATTCCGGTGGGCTCCAAATCCGAGCGGATGCAACCATTACTCTATCTGCGTCAGGAGCACATTGGATAGGTAATCCTGAAGTACCTGGTGATGTTAATGGGGGGCAATCTAAGGTTTTTAACATCTTAGCGGTAACAGATCAATTTGTTCTGAGTTCTGTTTATACTAGTGTTCAGAACATGATTATATCTGGATCGGGTATTGCTACTAATGGAATTACAATCTCTGCGGGTGGAGGAGCACCAGCGAATATTTCCATCGTAAATAACACTTTTGATAACCATTTAGGGTCTTCTCTGCGTAATACCACTGCTCAAGATACGCTTATCTCAGGCAACATTTTCACTAGGTATGGAGTGAGTGCAATAGTTCTTGCGGGTGCAGGAGGACAGCACAGAATTTTTAACAACACTGTTCTAAACACTACTGGATCAACCGGACCTGTTTTTAACATCACTAATTCTGGTAATACGTGGCTTGATAAAAACGTGATTACCAATTTAGCCGCAACAGATGGTGTGGTGATAAATACTGCTGCGGAAGTAAAGATTACTGATAATATTATTAACCAGAATGGCGCAAGTTCACGCATAGGTATAAATGCAACTACTGGAAATCCTCTTCTTAGATTGAAAGGAAACTCGGTCTTTGGAGGACCTGGTTTTCCCGCCTTGAGTGCTCAAACAGCTACTCTTATAGCCAGTTTGAATACCTTTAGCTCTAGTGGGGTTACTGATACAGTACTATTAGGGACTAACCAGGGTCCTGTAACATTTATCGAGAATAAAGTAGGCGGGAATGCGGGTTCAGGGCAGGGGGCTTCTTGTATTCATTTGAAGGGGGATAGCATAGGGGCTATCATCTCAAGAAACACTACTAAGATGACGGCATCTGCTCCTACTGGAAATAACTATGGTATTTGGCTAGATACCAGTTCCGGTGGGCACTTTCTAGGGCACTTAATAGATGGAAATAACTTAACTGCAAATGCTTCAGTTTCTTTTGACGTAGGGATTTTTTATGATAACACTTCAAATTTGACTTCAGCCAGCCCTAGTATTATTAATAATACTTGTATAGATGTTACTCCTGCTAAGTGTATTCTTCGCTCGGATATAAATAACCTAAATGCTCTATACTTAGTTCATAACGGGGGAAATAACGGCGCTACCTATAGTCTTGCTGGAAGTACACTAGATTCACTTATTGATTACAATATAGTCTTTGCAAATCTCCCCAATGCTGGAGTTCTATCAAAAGTATGGTGCAGCGATTGTACTCCAATTACTCCTACAACAGCTAGTGGAACTGGTGCACTCATCACTAAAACGAGTGCTGGATTATGGCAAGGTGGCCCAGCTTTAACGGGCCCGTGTCTCTTAACTTCAGCAGTTTCTCCCCTTGCTTGTATAGCACAAGATAATGGAACAGTTGCAGTTCCCGCTACAACCACTACCTATACTATCAATACTACACGGATGCTGGCGAATAGCCGAGTATTTATAGTTCCTACTCAGGATAATGCAGGTATCCCTGGCGCTCCAACCTGCGCTGTCCCCGCTCAGCCCTTTGCGATTCAAACAGCTCGGGTAGCGGGAACTAGTTTCACATTCTCTCTTCCATCTAATGCTGGAATCACTTGCTTCACATGGTGGATTCTACAGTGATCCTTCAAGTCTTAGCTACCGCAAACTTCCTTCTCGGAGCCTATGATGCTTGGCTCACGCAGAAGCGGATGAAGGCTTTTGGGGTTAATTTTGAGTTAAATAAGTTAATTAAAGTATTATCCACCCGGCTTGGTCCTGATCTAGCATCTGTAATTGGAGTTTTAGGGCCATGCGTGGGCTGGACTTACATCGTCTGTTATTTTAATCTTCCTATACCTTTGGCTTTAATGGTTGGCTTCGGGCTTAAGCGGTTTGAAGTTCAACTGGCTAGTAGGGTATATGAGAAGAATGCTTTGAAGATTCAGAAGATGATGCACGAGTTTCGGGGATCAGGTGCAACCCTCCCACCTGCGGAATCAACCGCTCAAGATTCCCGATTAAATTCTAAAGAGGGCAAGTGAAAGACAACAATCAATTAGGTCGAGCATTAATGAGTAAGAAAGATCAAGAACAGCTCCTATCTGAGGCTCTTGATCCAACGAAAGTTACTCTCACTTGTGGGGAACACTTTTACGCCTATGGGGGGAAGACTCCTCCGAACTTTAAGTGTAAGCGATGTCTCTTCACAATGTTTATGGGCTTGATAGCTAATACTCCTCCAGACAAGCGTAAAGAGCAAATGGAGATGCTTGAGTTCACTATTAATGAACTAATTGAAGCTAAGAAGTCAGGTAAGATGCAAGATTTCTTTAAACATCCTGAAGTATATGTGGGCGGCAAGCAAATTGGCGTACCGAAGGTAAATTAAGTCTATGTCTACGATGACAGCATTCCTGGTGCCTGATTACGCTAATACCGTATCTGTTACCAATTCTACCGCTTTATTGACAGCAGGAAGTCCAGGTCTAGGAAGTAGTGCTGCCTTAACCTTCGGTAAACGACGCATTCTGCATATCTCTGCTATGAATACTTCTGCTCAAGCTAATAGGTGTGCAGTTACTTATACACTTGGGCTTTCTACAGGTACAGTTGCTCCTGCTCCGGCTACTACTGATCCCTTTTTTATGGGAGATGAGGGTCTTACTATTGATTTAGGGGATGTGTACGATCAGATTCGTGTATCTAATGATTCCACAAAAAATGGTAATGGTACGACCATTGTTTACTCTATATCTGTGATGTCAAAATTCTAATGGCTACTTTAACTTCATACACACAATTGGATTACACTGATAGTATTGGACACCCTGCTACTCAAGGAACTCTTCTTACAGGGACTAGCAGTGGAGTTATTACAGTAGGCAAATACCGACTTATACATATCTCCGCAAAAGTTAATACTAATGGAGCAAATAGGTGTGCTCTTAGTTTTACTTTAGGAAATTCAGCAGCAACAGGTCCCACACCCGCTCCAACTCCGACGGCTAGTAGTCCTTTCTTTTTAGGGGATGAAGGCTATATTGTGGATACTGGACTGTATGACCAGATTAATTTAGCTAATATTGCTGCCTATAATGGTGCTGTAACCCTAGTCTTCTCAATTTCTTTGCTCTCTAAATTCTAATGTTCACGTTTGATGCTAATAATAACCTGAATGTAAACAGTGTTGCTCCCGCTACTCAACCTGTTTCTGGTACTGTTACGGCTAATCAGGGGACTGCTAATACATCTACAAATGCTTGGCCTGTTAAAGTAACAGATGGTACTACGGTTGCAACTGTAATTGCGGCTACTGCGGCACTTAAAACTGATTTATCGAGTGTTGCAGGAACCGCAGTAGTTACATCACTTGCAGGAGTACAAGAAGTCGGAATTGTTGCTCATAACGGTAATATAATGAGTGCAGGAGTAGGGGCATCTACTTCTCCTGTCTCAGGTTTAGCAATTCTCGCTGTAAGTAATACAACGGCTCCAACTCTCACAACAGCGCAATCTATTGCCCTTCAATGTAACAGTAGGGGTAGTGTATGGGTAGAGACAGAGGGACGTAGACCCACATATTCTGCTGCTACAGGAGCAACAGCTACCGCAGGTACGGGAGTTGTTTTACAGATTCAAGGAAGTGCCACTAAAACTGTTCGTATCACTCGTATTCATATAGATGGATTTGCTGCCACCGCCGCTCAAGTTACTTATAAACTTCAACGAACAAGTGTGGCGGCTACCGCAGGTACAAGTGCTACATTAACTGCGGGTGCAGCAGATAGTGGAGATGCCGCAGCAACCGCGGTAGTAACACATTGGACCGCAACGGGTGGGACCACTGGTACGGTGGTTGGTGGTCCTTATCTTTCTGATTCAGAATGGTTGTCCTCCTCTACTTTTGCTGCTTCAACAGGAAATGAAGGAGATATAGGTTGGAGCTTTGGGACTACTGCTAAGGCTTTGACTCTTAGAGGAACAGCAGATTTTATGACTCTAACGTGCAGTGGTACTCTTGCTGCTTCTCAAGTGTATGTTGAATGGACTGAAGAATAATGGCTACTCTATCCTCAGTCTGGATTCCCAACACAGACATCAGCATTGCAGCTTCTCTTGTAGGCCCAGGTGGAGATAGCGGGGTTCTATTCTTAGGTAAGAACAGACTATTTAGAATCTGGACAGACAACACCTCAGGACTTAGTATTTCATTTGGAACAGGGACAGCA